GCCCGGCGCCGCTCTTGTCTTGAATGTCACTAGGCGTCGGGTTCAGGTTGATGTACCACGGCGCGCGGAACGAGCCGGGGTTATCGACCTCATTCTGGACCTGTGCGAGCGTTAATTGGGCATCGTAATACTGGAAGCCGCGCAGGACCGCGTTGGGGCATTCGAACCCGACATTCCACGGGGCGTCACCCACGATAATGGCCGGGTTGGCGGCATTCGCCTTGGTCGGGCAGAAATCCGAAACCAATTTCGTTTGATCCGGCCAGTCGAAGTAGAAATCATGGGAGTCATTGACCCCATCGGTGTGCGTGATGAGCACGCAGGTATACCACCGACCGAATTGGACGAGGCTGCCGAGAATGTCACCCCCACAGATCGAGATTTCCCATTTGGGCGCGCCGGTATCGGGCGGGTCGGGTATGGGGTGCCCTCCGTAGTATCGCTCCGTACCCGTAAACGTTGTAACGTAATCCGCGTGGAACAGCATCGTCCAAAAGCTGTCCTGGTCACGCGGGAACGCACGCCAGATGTACGTCGCCGGATAGGCGGGAAATGGGTCGGTACTTCCCACCTCGTCGGCATTGAACACGAAGCGCGCAGAGGGACTTGCCGAGGGGAACAGAAAGTTGCCCCGGAAGTCTAGCCCGGTTTTAAAGACCGCCATTACGCCGCCTTATCGCAGACGAGCATCGAGCCAGCCTTCACCGTAGAAGCCGCCGCCACTTCCGAGCCATGCCAGAGTTCGATGTTCCCGGCAACCGTCACCTCCATGAGGCCCTCGATCTCGTACAACACGTCCGCAGCCAGCGTGTCCACGCTCAGCGTCGTGCCCCAGCCCGTCGTGCTCTTCGCGCGAGCAAAGAAGCCTGACTGCAACTGACCACCGGCCGCCACGAAGTCTTGATCCACGGCGTCCGAGGAGGCCGTCGTACCGCCCGGCCATTGCACCGATGCCAAGAAAAAATTCAACGTACCGTCGTGGTTGACGGAGAAGCGGTGTCCGGTCGTTGCCGCCGCCGACTGCACACGGAGCAGGTATTTGAAGTGCCAGACGCCGATGCCAACAGCCTGAGTAAGCCCCGTGACCTCGGTCAGCGTCGTGGTGCTGTTGGACTGATCCGCCAGCAGTGACTTTGAGATGAAACGCGGGTCGCTGAGCGATAGAATCGCTCCATACACTCCGCCATTCGTGTCGAAGTGGAACCATACGCCCTCACGGCAGACGAGTTCCTCGCCCGCTAGGAGGGTACACTTCATCAACTCATAGAGTGTACCATTGGCGTTGAACTGCACGGTCACGTCATTCGCAGTTGAGGCGTGCTTGTTGCGGAGCGAGAGGAACTTGACGTTACGGAAGGTGCTCGCCGCAGGCGCCGCCACGATATCCGTGGTCGTCGCGCTGACGATTGCCGTGTTCTGCTTCCCTGGCGTAGCGGACTCCGGCGACTGCACGTAGTCCACGAACGAGGCATGCACCGCAATATCCGCGGCGCTGCTCGTTATAACGCTGATCTTATCGGTGGTGAGTGCGAGGTTTAGCATTATGGTTCGCTCACGAGGTCGTTGTCGACCGTGCGCACGATCGCGTACCAGGGTCCAGGATCCGGATCGGCGGCCGCGCGCAGCTCGAACATCGGCGCTACACCGTGCTCAGCTGGAGCAGGCCCTCGGCGTTCACCTGGAACGTCAGGTCACCGCCGTTGGTCACGACGGGGAAGCCGCCCGAGTCAACGTTGGCGATCGTCTTCGAGGCCGCGTCGTTCGTGATCTCCTTCAGCACCGTCGCCTGCGCGGCCGTGCCGGCGTTGATCGCCGTCCACGTCACGTCGGCACAGTCGAACTCCGCCCGATCGTTCGCCTTATCCACGGTGATCGTCTTGGAGGCCAGCGTCTTGCGGCCCGCCCCGCCGAAACCGGCGGTGTACCCCGTCCCCGTTAGTTCGCCCGAGGAGAAGTCGGAGGCCGTGCCGTCGTCGAGGAAATCGTCGTCGCGGTCGACCGTGTGCACGGATGTCGAGAGCCCCATCTTGATCGTGTCGTTCAGCAGGTCGATGATGTCCTGCCACATGTCCCCGGCGGCGGTATTGTAGACGAACGAGGCCATTTAGGACCTCCCCGCCGGCTTCGAGGCGACGTCGGTGCTCGGGGGATCTTGGGGGTCCGCGTAGCCGTCGCTGTGCGGTCCATGCCAGCGTACCGAGAAGGCTGCAGCCGCATCGGCCAGCGCAGCGGGAGGTGGATCGCCGCGGCGCACGGGCTCGAGCTGCTGCATGAGGAACCCCTTCGGCTGGTCCTTCACCAACGTGAGATAGAGATCGAGATGTTCACCACCGGCGGGCGCGTTCGTCGGCGTGCGCGAGGTGCGCGCGACGAGGAGCCCGCGATCGCGCAGCTCGATGATCGCCTGCTGGTCGCCGGGGGCGAGACAGCGACCCCAGAGATACCAGGCGTTGAGCTCCTCCGACCAGCGGAGATCGCGCTCGAGCGCGAAGACCCGATGCTGCGGATCCTCGAACAGGACCGCCCAGATCAGCTCATCAGTGTCGCGCGCGTATCGCTTCTGGCGATCGGTGATGAGGTGCATCCGCCCATCACAAAGCACGGGCTCGCCGACGGCTGGTATCTTCTTGGCCATCCGAACCTCCCAAAAAGAAACCGGGGTGACGCCTCGATGCTGCTGGGGCGTCTCCCCGGTTCTGTGAGTGAATCAGCGACTGCCAATCTACACGGTCGCTCCGCTACACACCACCGCCGAACCCACTGCCCGTGCCGGCGAAGAGCTCGGCCTGCCGGCGCTTCGCGGCCTCTTCATCGAGCGCGGCCTGCTGCAGCTGCGCGCGGATCACGTCGCGCCGCGGCTTTGTCGTGGTGCCGTCGGCCTGCAGGACCTCTTCCTCGAGATCGACGAGGCCCAGCGATTCGATGAGCCGCAGCGTCAGCTCGACCTTCATGTCGGTGCCGAGCGGGAAATCGCGGAACAGGCTCTGGTTCTGCTGCGTGAGCAGGACATCCACCGCGGCCGAGATCTCCGGCTCGTCGACGTCGATGCCTTCCCACTCCGCCACCTGGGCGGCGGCTTTGATCATCGCGGTGCGGCCCACGGGGATCTGCTTGCCGCCGAAGATCCGCGCCTGCACGCGATCGATCACGGCGTTCACGTCGGCCGGCGCGAAGTCCTTCGACCGCTCGATCGAGGGCGCCTCCCACCGCTTCGGATCCTCGGAGAACTCGGCCTGCGCGACCAGGTACATCGCCTGGTTCTCCGTATCGTCGAGCTTACCCCGGAGCAGCTCGAGGAAGGCCCCACTCCCGCCGGCGACGTCTTGCTTGATCTCCGTCGCGGTGGCCTGCTGCGCGCGCGCGGAATCGCCATAGGCCTTGAAGGCCGCGATGGTGAAGGATTCGCGCTTGTCCTTGATCACCTCGGTCGCGATCGCCGCAGGCTCGGAGGGGGGCGCAGCGTAATCGTGCCCGTGACCGTCCTTGGGGTTCTCGAGGACGTTCGCGCCCTCCTTCAGGGCCATGACGACCTTGTCGTAGTCGTCGCCGGTCGCGAAGACGTTGAACTTCGGGAAGTTCGCGACCCGGAGCAGATTGTCGCGCTCGGATTCGCGATTGAACATCGCGTTCTCACGCTTGGCCAGCAGCCAGCCGACGTAGCGGGCGAGCGGTAGCTGGGCGCGGAAGATCGGCGGGACGGGATGGCCGGTGCGATCGACATAGGTGTGCGTCCCGACGTTTCCCTCGCCGGTGAGCGCCGTCTCCTGGTGGGTCTTCTCGTCCAGCGTGTACCGCTGAAAGCCGAGCGTATCGACCTTGAGGTAGCGGGTCTCGCACGCCGGCTCCGCCTCGATGGACGCCCGGACGTCCGCCTCCTCCTTGATCAGCACGGAATCGAGCAGCCCCCCTTTGTCCCACCAATTGGGGACGCTCATCGGGGACAGGATCCGCACGCGCGCGTCCCCGTCGGCCGCGTCGACGAAGACCCAACAGTCATGGGTCACCGTGAGGTAGCGCCCGCAGTCTTTCCAGGTGCTGATCCAGCCCACGCCCTGGCCGTTCGCGTCGCGCATGAGCCGGCCGGCCATGGTCTTGGCGTCCGCCGGATCGCCGAGTCCGGCATTGTCTTCGGTGAACCACACGCGATTGGCCTCGTCCTCGACGCCGAACAGCATGCCGAGCAGCGTATCCACCGCGGTGCCGAACAGCAGGCCGAAATCGGCCAGGGAGAGCCGCTCCGCGTAAGCCTCCTTCGATTCGCCCTGGCCCTTCCGGGGCAGATAGGCCGTGAGCTTCTCGGGGAGCAGCACGTCGCCTGTGTAATGATCCCAGGCGAATTCCCACTGCGCTTTGCGCGCGGCATACTCGGGGTGCTCATACTCGAGCCAGCTTTTCTTCGAGCCCGGAATGACCGCTGCGGTCATACGAGTGCGCCCCCGCGCGTGATCTCCGTGATCGGATAGCCGCGCCCCACCCAGGCGAGCAGCTCGGCCGTCCAGACGTCGCGGCCGGTGAGCTCCACCGCGCCGTTCTTGTCGCGATGCACGCTGAGTGCATCCTTCAGCGCCGCCTCGCTCGGCACGGCCGCCGTGCCGTCGCGCGCCGCGGCGAGCAGCTGGTGGCCGCCGTCGAGCAGGATCGGCTTCGATTCGCCGGAGGTGTGCCAGCCGAGCCGCGTGCGCTCTTCCTCGACCGGCGTGTCGCGATCGACCGGCACGCGGTGATAGAGCCGCGAGACGGGGTACTTGTGATGGTCGCGGAGCCGGCGCAGGACCGTGATGCCATGTGCGTTCTTCTCGATGACGAGCAGCGCGGTGCCGAGCGTGCGGCCCCAGGTGTTCAGGAGGTCGGCGAAGTCGTCCGGCGTGATACGGTCGTTCGCGTACGCGGCGAGGTTCTTCCAGGACGGGAACGCGCGCGCGGTGAAGGACGAGCGATCGCCGGCCACGCCCTCGGCGACGTCGGCACCGATGATAGCGCGCTCGCCCTTGGCCAGCTCGTCGAAGAGCTGCAGCGCCCCGCCGAGATGGGTCTCGCGCGGCGCCGGCGTGCGCTGGAACAGGAGCTGCAGCAGCGCGACGTCGTAGAAGTGGGCGCCCGCCGCCACCCAACAGGACTCGGGGTCTTCCGGATATTCTCGGATGAACTCGGTCCGAGTCATGTCCCGGATCTTGGCGCGGCGCCATTTGAGCTGTTCGTGCGAGAGGCCGTGCCGACTCACGAGGGCCTGCTCGTCGGGCTCGAGCCTGCCGAGCTCGTCCTTCGCGAGCAGCGGTAGCCGATAATGGATCGGGTCGCACATCCACCACGGGAAGAAGAGCGGCACGTAGCTATTGAGGCCCTTCTGCGCTTCCTGCCAGAAGAGATGCGCTTCGGACCCGAACGCGTTAGCCGTCGTCTCGAGGGCGATCACGGAGCCGTGCGGGATCAGCGCCGGCGTCGCCGCATTGAGCGTCGAGACGGGATCGTCCCAGAACGCGAACTCCGAGCCGTGCAATCGCGCCAGCGTGATCGAGCGACCGGTCCGCTTGGCGCCGGCCGTGCCCGTGTAGAAGCGCGTGTCGAGCTCGGGGAAGGTGATCTCGCGGGTCTCGCGCTCGCCCAGCATGTGCAGCAATCCGGGCGGGAAGTGGTCGATCGCGCGCGTCGTAATCGCGAAGATCTTGTCGGTGTCCTCGCGGTTGTGCGCAACCGTGATAGCGGAGGCACCGCGCCGCGACCAGATCGTGTGCAGCGCGCGCGCCTGTTGGTCCGTGGTCACGCCGCTCTGGCGGCCCTTCAGGATATAGAGCCGCGCCTCGCCATGCTCGGCCAGAGCTTTGGCCTCGGCCGCGCCGATCGCCTGCTGCACCGCGTTGATCTGCATCCGGTGCGTCCGCAGCTCCTTGTCGAGGATCGTGTAGCACTGGCTCGCCCAGTAGGGATAGCCGTGCTTCAGCCGGCGGAGCCGATCGCGCTGGCGCTCCGTCAGTTGAGGGCCGCGCGATCGCCCAGGGAGCGTCGCGGTCGTCACTCGAGCTCCTCCAGCGCGTGGGCGAGCGTCACGGCCCCAGAGTGCTGGACCTTCGTCGGCGGCTTCCCGAACGTGCGGTCGAGGATCTTGTCCGCAGCCATCAGCCGGACGACCGCGCCCTTCTTGATCTTGCCCGACCGAACGCCCTCCATCGTCTCTTGCGCGCCGATCGCGAGCACAGTCCAGTCGACGAGCTCGCGCACAACCCGCGCGTCAGCTTCCCGCTGCTTGGATTTGATAGCCTTCCGGACTTCAGCATTCTTCAGCAGACGGCAGCCCTGTGCGTAGGCCGTCTTCTTGCTGTAGCCGGCCGCTTGCGCCGACTTGGTGGCATTCCCGCGCACGCCGGTTTTTCCGGCGAGATAGTACCGGATGAACGCTTGGCAGCGCGCGGTGAGGGACTTCTTGGGCATGCGCTTAGCCTCGCACGATCAGACCGGAGGCGGTCCGTCGCTCGCCTTGTGGTGATTCCGGCGCCTGAATCAGCACTCGCTGGTTGCGCACGATCTTGATCGCGCTTTTCGACTGCGCGACCGAGGCCTGGTAGATCCGTTCCGCCTCGAGCTGTAGTTGCTTGCCCGTCTTGCCGGCTCGACGCGCCTGGTGTTTGCAGGCCGCGCGGAGCTCTTTGCGTTCGGCTTCGGTCTCGGGCGGCCGCGAAATCACGATTGGGTCGGGCCGCTCCATCTTTCGAATCGCCGGCGGGGGCTTCGGTGGCTCGGGTGGCGGTGCCGGGATCTCGCCCTGCTGCAGCATCTCGCCAATCCCGGCCATTGCCTCGTTGTACAGACGCCGACCGATGATGGGCGCGAGCGCCTTGTTCTGCGTCTTTACGCCGTCGAGCACGCGATCAATCGGCTTCGCGAGCGCCGTTGCGAGATCCACGTTGTTCGGACCCATCAGTTTTGCCTCGCCTGACGCAGCCGCAGCAGCCGCGCCGTCTCGCGCTGGATAATGTCTTCCATGCTCTCGCCCTTCGCGACGAATTGCACGCGCGGCTCCCCGAAGTCGTCCTCGACGACGATCACGACCTTGCAATATTCGTTGGAGGAGCCGCTGCGCCCGCGGTTCACGTGCGCTTGGACCTGGACGCCGGAGAGACGGCAGATGGGATTCCGAATGCGCTGGTGACAGCCTGGGCAGGTGACGTACATCCAGGCTGGCCCAAATACCGACGGGGAGACATTGCTCCCTGTCGGAGCGTCCCCCCGTGGTGGTCCCGCCATCGTTGTGGACCTCAATCTAATGACGGAGTCGATTTTGCACCACCTCGCAGACGCGTGAGCGCATCCGATTCATGTTCACGGCTGCCGAGCACCAGCGCGACGAATCCTCTCCAAACAAATGGCGGGATCCACCAGGGGCGTCGGCGAGCGATCGACGCCGGCGTGAGATCGGCCTTCTGGAATTCACGCGCCATCGCGCGCCGGAGCTTCCGGTCTTGCCGGCCGCTCACGGCGCGGTCCGAAGTGTTGCCGCCACGGCATAGAATGCGGCCGCATGAGCCGCGTGCTGGGCGGCGCGATCGAGGTGACGATCGGCACGGCGCCGCCACCACCAGCGCGGCCATTTCTTTGAGTACGTGATGCCCAGAGCGAGCGCAGCGACCGCGTGCGTGAGGGCGCCGCGCGCCTGGCGTTCAGCGTCCTCCGCGGCGCTCTCGAGGAGCGGGTTCAATTGGCCATGGCCCGATCGAGCGCGCGGCGCGGATCGCAGAGCCACGCGCTGCCGAGATAGATCGCATCGAGGAGGTCGGGCGAGATCCGGCCCATCTTCACGAGCCGATGATTCTGCCGCTCGAGCTCGCGCTTCACGATGTCCTGGCGGATGGTCTTCTTTATCCGCGGCGCCGGCACGAGTTCGACGCGGCCATAGGTCGCGAGCTCGCTGTTGCTGATGGAGGCATCGACCAGCACACCGAGCGCGAGGTACAGCTTCACGAGCGCGGCGCCGTTGATCACGCCCTTGGTGCGTTGGCGGCCGCGGCGGCCCGCATACGCGCCGGGCGCCGCCGGCTGCTCGAGCAGGATCGTGGTGATGGCGCCAGGGAGCTCGGTAAATCGCGCGAACCCGGCCCCGAGCGACCTGAGACGCGGGACCAGCTCTTCACTCGACTTCGTGCGCAGCACCGTCGTCGGTCCGAGACGTGCCATCACCCGCTCGAACGATTCGCCCGGGCGCCACGGCGGATGCTCCCCGTCGTCCAGTTGGAACGTCGCGACGCCGGCGGCATCGATGCCCGGATCCACCGCCACGAGCCAGGTCATGCCGCCCGCCGCCGCGGCGAGCGCGCCGCCTCGTACGCGGCGACCCGTGGCGCATGGTTTTGTCGCCAACGCCGGCACGCGGCCGCCGCTTTGGCGCGCCGAGCACGACGTCCCTCCCGATCGCGGCGGCGCACCAGCTCGAGGTTGTTCGATCGATACTTGATGTCGCACTGGCGCACGGCTCGATGCCGGCACACGGCGCAGCGACGGGCCCAGCGCACCTTCCCGTCGACGGGCGCGGGGCAGTCGAGGCAGATGCCGGCGTTGGTGCGCGTGCACCGCGGGCAGATGTTGGCCGTCGCCCCCGCCTCGCAGCACGATCGTGTCGAGCAGCCCACCGCATTCGTACTGGCCGAAGCGCCGCGGACAGGTCCGGCGGGCCTGGCGCGCGCGCGCGAGGACGACGTCGCGGCGCCGGCGACTCCGATCGCACTGCTTCCGGCGGTCGGTCGCGGAGCGGATCCTCACCGCTGCACCACGTTGACCTTCATGGCCGACACTTCGCGATACCCGTCGCTCTCCGAGGTCAGGAAGCCATCCACGACCAGTCGGTCGAACACCTTGGAGAGATTGCCGCCGGTCCGGATCTCGCTCCCGGTCCGGCTCAGTTCCTTTGCGGCGGCCCCTTGGCTCTTGGCCTCGCGGAAAAAGCCCTGCGCAATGAGCCGCGCGACACGCCCCGGAAGCGTCGAGCTGTCCACCGTGATCGTCTTGCGCTCGACGGTCACCTCAAGCTCGGGTTTGACTGTGAGCAGCTTGAGGATCCCGGGCGCCTCGGCGATCAGCCGACGCTTGACCTGCTGGTACAAGTCGTCGAACGCGGCCGGGGTGGGTCCGGAGATCTGCTCCGATGTCGGCGGACTGCGCTTGGTCGCATCCTCGCGCGCGATCTGTTCCAGTGGTGGATAGGACCGGCTGGTCTTCGAGGCCAGCTGATCCCGGAGCTCGCCGATCTGTCGACGCAGTTCCTCGTTCTCTTCGCGCAGCGCGATCGCTTCAGCTTCGTTCACGATGTCCTCGTCAGGTTCAAGGGTCAGGATGCCATTCGTCGCGGGAGCCTGGTACTGCTCCACGCCATAGCTCGACTCGATCTTCATAAATCCCGCCGGCGGCCGCGGCCGTTCGATCACGGCGACCGTCACCTCGCCCGTCGCGACGGCGATTGCCT